ACCAGCAGTAGCTGCGTTAGACATTTTAAAATAATTTACTGCTGATCCAGTTGGAGAAACCAGTAACATTTCAGCATTATTAAGGTCATGAATTGTTCCTGTAATTGTTGGACCATTCATTACAGCACTATCAAGTGTTTTATTGCTCATTGTCTGAGTATCAGTGGTACCAATAACTACGCCAGTAGGAATTGCTTTCTGAGCCGCTGAACCATCTATGTTACCTGATGCGTTAGACAAAACAAAGCTGGTTGCTGCAATACCAGAAATAGTGTTACTGTCCACACTAATTGTTTTGTTTGTAAGAGTCTGTGTAGCAGAATCTAGTAAAAGTGTGCCGTTTGAATCTGGAAGTGTAATCTTGAGATTTGCACTTGGATGCTCAACAAATGCTAGTTTAGTAATCTGAGTTGCACCAACAAAATCCAAACCACTATCAGTAAGACGTGTCAGGCCAGCACTACCCGCACTGTCACCTCCTAAGATTGTGTACAGTTCAGTGAAGTTAGCATTAATCTTAGCTCCAGCCTGACGAAGGGTATCTCCTGTGCCGTCATTAGCTGTAGTGCCTGTATTAATTGTTTGTTTAGCCATTACTCACTTCCGTTATTATTTTAAGTATTTATAATTAGTTTTAAGCAGAATCAGAATCGAATTGTGTTCTATATGGATGTTCATCAAACGATTGGTGAATAACCAATTTACCATCATATTTGCCAATGCTACTATCTTGAGCAGAGTCTGACATAACAGCGAATGTTCTGACAACACCAGAGGAATCAGCTGTTCCTGAATCATCCATACCAATGCTACCTTCAGTGAATAGATCGCGGAAAGAAGTATATCCTGTTGCCAGTTGTTGAGCAGTAGCATTCTGGTACATGTCGATCATTGATTTAGTTGACAGGCGTCTCGTCACTTGATCCGAATCATATAGTAGCGTTGTTTGCTCTACACCAGCAAGTTCAAACGAAGCAATTCCAGTCTGCTGTAATGTTTCAGGTATTGGATCGCCAACTTCATCTTGTGTAATTGTAATTGGATTTTCGTTTTGCGACACTAGTAATATTTCAGAACCAAGGTATATTCCTCCGGGATGGACAAACAGTTTTAGTGCATTAAGGAAATCACCTATAGGAATTTCAGATTTTATAAGAATGGCAAGCTGTTGATAAAGTTTATCATCTGTAATAAACTTACCTGATTCAGCTCCTAGCCTAGATGCCTCTATTTTTACTTGCCCACCAGAATCGTTGTCTGAATCTAATTGAAGATCAATTGCTGGCCCAACAACAAATATTTTATCCTTTGGATACTCAATCGTTGGATCTACTCCAAAGAATCCTCTAAAGAATTGTTCATACGAATACTTTGAACCTTTTGATCTATAAAGAGTGTTTGAAAATTTTATAGCTTCTCTCTTGTTTAGAAACCCTCCAAAGTAGGCGTTTCCTAACAATAAGTCATCTTCTAAAAATTCAAGATTTCTAGTTGGAGTTTGAGTTGCATCTTTTGTTTGATAAAGTTTCTTAATAATATCATTGGGCATATTATCAGAATCTAAAAGCTGATAATATTTTTCAAAAAGTTTTATTAATTTAGGACTGTCTGCAACAAAGAAATCAGGCAATACCTTTTCAATATCGGGTCTCTGTAAATTTAACAGAGTACGATCGTTATCAGTTAATGTCTTATCTTTATTACTTCTTGCCATATCAATTTTCTGCTGTTACTATTACGCCAAGCGTTTGTGATCTGTTTGGATCGTAAACTAAAAGCTCATTCCTTACAGGAGCAACAGCACTCTGATTTGCTGGAACAGCTGACAGTTTCACTTGAGTCAATCCCCCAGAAATACCAGAAGGATTAAAATAATTAATAGTTACCACACCTTTTGCTGCATCGTAAGATCCAATACTATCTAGTAATACAGTTGTACCTGCAGCATTTACAATTTCTAAGTTTGTTGAGCTCAATGTATTTCTAATAAATCCTTCAGATCCTAGGTATGTGAAATTTGAGCTTGTTATAATATATTGATCATCGTCTGGGATTGCTATTGGAGCAGCATATCTTAGCGTCTGAGAATTTGTAATACCAGCTTGAGATAGAGTATTTAAAGTAACTGTATAGTTAGATGTAGTATAGTTATTAGTAGTCAAGAAGGTTGCTGCTTTTTTATACTTCTGCTTTGTAACAAGTTCAACAACATAATTAATTTGATCAGTGGTTAGAGAGCTTAGTGTAAGATTGTTTATCACAGATACTAAGTTAGGACTGGATGGTGTAAATCTTCTTTGCATTCTCACATTAGCTCTTGAAGAAAGCACAGCTCCACTATAATCATCAATTAATGATAACAGGTTTGACCTACGGAACGCTTGCTTGAACTTCCCAGTATTTGTTGTGAAATAATTAGAAATAATAGCTTCAATCGCTGTCTTAGTAGCGTTAATAGTTTCTGATGTCAAATTGGGATTAAATTGGAAAAATGTGTCCAGTTCAATATAGGTTGTTTCAGGATCTGTAAATCTTAGATTAAAAGAAACGATCGACAGTTGTTTAGCAAGGTCAATGATTGCACGTTTTGTTTCTTCTTGCCTTGAAACATCTACATCATCTTCAAACAAGATTGATGAGAACACAGCGCCAAATTCTGGCAACAGATCGTCTTGACCTCCATAAGAAACAATGTCTTTGATTAGAGTAGAATATTTTCTAAGAATCAAAGATGAATAGTCATCTGCAGTTACCATTCTATTTTGAGTTGCATACTGGAATGGAGCTTTTTTCCTAATCGATTCAATTGTTTCTTTAACATCTCCTCCAACACTGTTGGAGAAAGTAGTTACTGACAACGTTGCTGTGATACCACCAGTTGATAATTGTTTAACAGGAGTAAATGTTGTAGCCCCATTTGCATCAGCACCAGCAGTTTGTAGATACTGCACTTCAATTCTACTACCTGCAGCAGGAGCCACACCAAATGTAGAACCGTCACCAAAAGACAACTCATAGAAACCGTTAGGTGCTTCTTTTAAAATATAGATTGTTGATTGAGCATTAATAGATGTTGCGTTGATGATATTTTGATAAGGAGTTGCCTGAGTTCCAGTTGAGCTTGCATAGACATTAACAGTAACAGTATCAGCGTCAAGGTTTCCATCAGGAATTACATATACAGGATTATCTACATATTCACCAACTAAAAATGTTTTCTTTCTTAAAGAACCTTCGTATAAAGGAATTTTATTTGATCCGCTGCTAGTTTTAAATTCATAGAATCCAGTACCATCATCGGTTGCAGTGTACTGTTCAACTGTTCTAAATGTATAGCTAACATCATCAACAGTTGTAGAAAAAGCTGTGTATGCAGGCAGCACTATGATAGCATCTCTTGGAGTTGTAGTTGTATTAAAATATATTCTTGTCAATGCCTGAGAAGATGTTTTGGTGTCAGGAATATACCCAATGTTTTCAGAAAGAGACACAATTGAACTTCTTAGTTGAGCAGTAGACAAGAATGATTCGTTCAACGCAAAGTTTGCAATCAAAGCATTCATATGAGTGTTGTGAGCAAGAACATCAAGTATGTTAGAAAGAGCAGATGCTTCAAAGTTATAATCTTTGAAATCTTCTTGGTTAGCAAGATACGTTTTTAAGTTATTTTTTATTGTGGTAAAATCTAACTTACTTGATCTGATAGTTGTTGCCATTTTATCTCAACCTTGATAATGTCGTTTGTAATACTACTACTTCTTCTGTGTTGTTTATTGAAAATTCAATCGTGACAGCAACACTGTTATTGTCTGGTCTTGAATTTACGAAGATATCTAAAATTCTTGCCCTTGGTTCATACGCTTCTATAGCGTCAATAATTTGTTCGGTTATAGTATCTTCAGCGTCTTCGTCAGCTAGTTCAAATAATAAAGCTCTAATGTTTCCTCCAAAGAAAGGTTCAAATGGTTTTTCAAAGTGATTAGTTAGAATTAAATTTTTAACTGCCTGCTTTACAGCAGCTGCATCTCTTTTTGTATATAACTCACCATTGGGCTTTGCGTTGAAAGTAATATCGACATCCTTATAGACTCGATTACGACTAGTAATCAATCTAGTGGTTGCGCTATTCAGACCACCATCTTCTCTGGATAAAACCTTGTTAACCATGCAATCTCTCTTTTGCTTTATTTATACAGTTAACTTCCATCAAACGACCAGTGTACCGGGTCATTGTATTGTAAGCGATCGGCTT